TGGGTGATATTGATGATAACCTAGAGAAGGCAGGTTACATTGAAACACTTACTCTAGTATCTTCTGGAACCACAGCAGTTCTTACAACTGGTATTGTGGATGGTGCATTATCCAGTGTTACTATTACTAATACTGGAAATGAATACACCAGTCTTCCAAGGGTTGCTATTTCATCTGCTCCTTCCGCAGGATTAACTGCTGTAGGTATAGCATCTATGAGAGATGATATAGTAGATTATGATGGTGAGAAATCTTATAGAATAAGGAGAATTGATCTTATCAATCCAGGTTATGGATATACTATAGGTCAGGAACCAGAGATCTACACAGTTGGTGGAGGAGGTGCAGGTTTTGCTGCTACTGCCACTGTATCTGATGGATCTATTGGAATAGTCACAATTACCTCAGGAGGTACTGGATACTCTACAGTTCCATTAATATCCTTTACAGCAGCACCTGAAGGGGGTACAACAGCATCTGCTTTAGCATACATAAACAGTGTAGGTATTGTTACGCAGATTGGTATTACTGATGCTGGATCTGGATATACAACTCCTCCAACTATCACAGTCACTGCACCTTACATGGGTGGTTCTGGTAACTATGTCTTTAATGAGGTAGTAACTGGTGCTGCAAGTAGTTCTACTGGTAGGGTCAAATCTTGGGATGCTTCTACTATGGAACTTAAGATTTCTATTATCAGTGGTTCATTTAATGATGGTGAGGTTATTACAGGTAGCACATCTGGTGCTGAATATGAATATCAGAAGGTTGCAACCACTAATGTTGATGATGGATTTGCAGAAAATACTACCATAGAGAGTGAAGCAGATGACATCATTGACTTCACAGAGACTAACCCATTTGGGATGCCCTAAATAATACACTAGGATTGTAACAATGTTTGAATATTTTTATCACGAAATAATGAGGAGGACCATTATATCCTTTGGTTCTATCTTCAATAATATTAATATTAATCATACTAATAGTGATGATTCAGTTGTTAGTACTACTAAGGTTCCCCTTGCTTATGGTCCTACTCAAAAGTTCCTAGCAAGACTGGAGCAAGTACCTGATTTGAATAGACCAGTTCAAATTAGTCTTCCTAGAATGTCTTTTGAACTTAATGGTCTTAGTTATGATCCTTCAAGAAAATCAACAACCACACAAACATTTTTAAAAGGAGTTAAAGGAGATAAGAGTACATTAGCAAAAACATATCTTCCTGTACCATATAACTTAGATTTTGAACTTAGTATCTTTACTAAGTTAAATGATGATATGCTTCAAATAGTAGAGCAAATCCTCCCATACTTTCAACCTGCATATACTGTATCAGTAGACCTAGTTGATACTATTGGAGAGAAAAGAGATATTCCTATTGTCTTAAATTCTATTACTACTAGTGATGATTATGAGAGTGACTTTTCAACTAGAAGAGCACTTATCTATACTATGAGATTTACTGCTAAGACATACATGTTTGGTCCTGTCAATACAGACATTGCCAAGGATGTTATCAAGAAGGCATCTATTGGATATGTTGCTGGTGGTAAGACATCGACCCCAA